CCGAACACACGTCATAGTCCACTGCTATCACCTCCTTACTCCGGGTTTCCCCGAAACAAGAATGATGACAGAAAGCGAACCACTAATGTGTCCGGATTCTTCGAGCCTTTCGGCTCCGATTGGGTTTGCAGCAGCCCTCCCGAAGAAAGCTGCCGCTGTGCTGACTATCGAAAACATCGAAAGTTGGCGTCGACTCACGTCGGCGTCACTCCCAACAGCGGGGGCGCCATCCTGGCACCCCCTTGTTGTGGTTGATAGTCAACAAGAGATTCTCTCTCACAGCGAGGCCCTTGGACCTCCTCTCGACCTCCCTCTCATCGACTGCTTCATCAAAGCGTCCCATATGATTCACTGGTATAACAACACAGTTGAGATTTGGGCGCACTCCCTAATATCGGGAGATTATGGTGAAAGTCTAGTCAATAAGGGTTGTATTCTCAGATCTTGTCTTTCGACTCCTACCTGTTCCAGAATGCTCGGACGTTGGACTGCCCTTGCGCAGTTCGGCAAGCTTGAGGCTTACCTCAAGTGGGTTACAGCAAATTTCTTCGCTGAGTCACTCCTTCAGAAGGAGTTACCCCCACCCCCTGATGTTTTCAAGGGGATCCTGGCAAAAATTCCTGGAATGAAGCGTCCCTACCCGGGTCGCTCCTGGTCGAGTCTCTTTTCTCGGACCCATTCTGTAAAGTCTGGGCTCAAGTGGAGATTCACCTTTGGTAAGGATTTTTACATGACCAAGAACGCCTCTCTGCCAGTTGAGGAGAGTTTTGTTCAGGCCAATCTGGAAAAACACCAGAAGATCCTTTGTGGTCAGATCGAAGACAAACTTAGTGAGGCTACCTATGATGAAGTCTGCGAAGCAATCCAGCTTTGCGCGGACGAGATTTTTGGTAAACCTTACGAAGTCCCGAGCAAATTTATCAGCTCAGATCTTGAGATTACTGAGAACATCAGATCGTTCTCCCGCCCTGAGATCAAATGCCCCTCACGCCTACCATCATTTGGCGCATCCTTCCACGGCAACCGTGGGGATGGAGGAGCTTGCGGAGATTTATTAAGAAACTACCACGACATCGGTTCCCTCCCGGAACCGAATGATGGGTATCTCTGGGGCTATGCCCAGAAGAACGGCTCGGAGCTGTGTGAGGTTCGCACCTTGCATGACCCTGAGTTATTCTTCGAAGCAGAGAAACAATGGAGCCGCGAGGCGCTCTTCCTCTCTTCCGAGGGGGTTAACGCTCATGTGGTTCCACTTATCGAACCTTTCAAAGTTCGAACCATCACTAAAGGTCAGGCTGAGATTTATCACCTGGCCCGTCGTTGGCAGAAGATCATTCACTCCCGGATGCGTCAGCATCCCAACTTCAAACTGATTGGTCAGCCCTGTAATGGGGCCTTCATCAGTCAGATCTTCGGTAACTCGAAGCTATTTAATTACTACGGTGATAAAAATGGCTTCTTTGTCTCTGGAGATTATGAGAGTGCAACAGATCTTCTTAATCCCGCGCTTTCTGAGTTCGCTCAGGAACAGATCTCAATTCGACTAGGAATACCACTTGAGGACCAATATGTCCTAAAGCAGTGCTTGACTGGTCACCGACTGAGATACGAAAAGGAAGGACAGCTTTTCGAACAGACCTGGGGTCAGCTTATGGGTTCTCCCACGAGCTTTCCCGTTCTCTGTCTCGTTAATATGGCTGCCACACTTCTCTCCTACAACCGAGCTTACAAGAGCTCTTTCCGCTTGTCAGATCTTCCGACTTGCGTGAACGGAGATGATGTCCTTTTCTGGGCCCGTGACGGCGCTCACTATGAGATTTGGAAACAGATCACTGGTGAGTGTGGCTTGAAGTTTTCCTTAGGAAAGAACTATACTTCTCGCCATGTCTGTGTTATCAATTCGGAGCTTTATCGCTTTGTAAAGGACACAGACTGTCAGATCCACCGTCCCTCTCCCCTTTTTAGATTGGAGAAGGCCCTTAACAGCAGACTACTTTGTGGGGGGACTCGCTCTGCAGCGAGTTCCGGGTTTGACCCACTTATGTTGTCTGATATTGATCTCAGTATCTACTCTTCCGCCGTCGGCGGCTCCGCAGCCTTTAGGCGACTCGTTAAGAGTCACCTCCGACCCCACCAAGGGGTCGAGCCTTCTCCAAAGAAGGTCCTCGCAGCACTTCGAAAGAGGTACCGCAATGGGGGCTTCTCTGAGGATTACGCGAAGTGGTTTAACACCATACCTTCGCGGGCTCTTGGGTTGTTGGAGCAGCATGACGGTGAGATTGAGACAGATCTAGTGGTTCGACCAAAGATGAGAGAGTTCATGACTAAGGTCTTTAATGACCTTCAGATCTCCAAGTTGCACAAGTTTGCGCGAGCAGACTCACGGGTAGTTAAGAACAGCCCGGGCTTCTACAAGCCGCAACACCTGGGAGGGTTAGGATTGATACCCCCCATCAACCACGTTTTCTCCATACATGATCACCTGGAAATCGCCTCCCTTAGGGCGCTGCCAGCAGAGGCTCATCAATTTAGTCAGGGTATGACTCCAAAGATGGCTTCTGTCTCCTTTATGGAGAGTGTCCGGGCAGAGATCCTAGAGATTCAAGATACTCTAGAGATCGAAAGAGCTCTGCTACCGGCCGCCGACATTGAGAGTCTGCGGTTCAATGGAGAGGAGTCCCAATTCTGGGACCAGGAGTTCCTGGTCGGATTTGTGGACCCTGAGAATGTCGTGGTTGACAGCGAATCCCGTTCCCGAAAGGAGAGTGACCTAAATAAGATCCTCACCTCAAGGAATTGGAAGAGCCGGAGATTAACTGGTGAGATGCGCCGTCAAGCAGCGCTTCTTGAGAAAGCCAGTGGCGTTAAGTGTGAGAAAACATTCACCGACGCCAGTCATGGACACAGGTTGAGATACTTGGGTGCGATGCCGCAGGGTAAGGAGACAGTTAACCTCATTGAGGGAGACTGGCATCTTATCTCGCGACGTCCTTTACCAAAATTTCACTGAGACTTTGAATCCTAACGGATCCGGAGGTCCCCAATGAGATTCTGAATGAGATTCTGGAGAAATGTAAGCTTGTATGATCCCGTAGTGGGGACAGGCCTTCAGATACCAAAGTTCAGATCGAGGGGTGCTTGGCTTTGGCTGTTTCGGCAGCCGAGGCTGAGATTGGGTCCCATGGAGACATTTGTCTTCCCCTCAAGGGTGGAGGGGACTCTAGCCAGA